GGCAAAGACCTTGAAGCACAACTTAAAAACTTCTGGCGTCTTGCTGCTGGTGAAGCAGGTTACTGTGGTTATCATCTGCCGCCTGGTTATGGTCTGTCTGGCACTCCTCTCCATGAGGCAGCAATCTCTCTGACTGCTGTTATCCCTGACTTTCAAAAGCGTAACAAGGTGCAGAAGACTAACGTGATTATTCTCACTGACGGTGAATCTGCCAGCATCAACTTCTATACTGACCAATCTTACGGTAGCCGTCTTGGCACTCAATATGTGAGCAGCGATTGTGTGCTGCGTGACCGTAAGACTGGTCGCGTGTATCCTCGCTTTGATAATGGTGGTTACTATGGTAACTCTGACCTCATCACCAAAGTGTTTCTTCAGAATGTGCGTGACCGTTTCCCTGATGTAAATCTCATTGGTATTCGTCTTGTGAATGGTCGTGGTCTCAACACTACCTACAATGCTGAAGATTGCAAGACTGATTGGAGTGAAGTGCAGAAGCAGTGGAAGAAAACTAAGTCTGCTGAGCTTGTTAACCATCTTGGTTATCAGGCACTCTACCTGATGGGCACTGATTCGCTATCCGCGAATAGCGAATTTGATGTTGCTGAGGATGCTTCTGCCAAAGAAATCGGCACGGCATTTACCAAAGCACTTGCTAAAAAAGGGGTAAATAAAAAGATGTTAACTTCTTTCGCAACTCTTATATCGTGACAAATCAATTTAAACAAAACGGATTTCTTGTAGTTAGAAATTATCTAGATCAGATTGGTTTAGATCTTTCTTTACTACAAGAATATTTTTATTTAAAATTTTCTTGTTTTAAATCTTCTTCTAGTAGACTTACTCCAGGATCTTTTAATTATTATGGGGATACTCTTACTGAAACAATATTAAAATTATCCCTAAACAAATTTGAAAATTATACTGGATTTAATTTACTTCCTTCATATAGTTATACTAGATTATATGTTAAAGGAAATAAATTAACAAAACACATGGATAGATCTGCAGCAGAAATATCTGCAACGATGTGTGTAGATATTTCTGACAAAGAATATCCTCCAACAATATATATGTCTGAAACTAATAGAGATGAGGATGCAATTCCGTTGATTTTAAATCCAGGAGATCTTTGTTTATATCATGGATCTAGAATGTGGCATTGGAGAGATAGAATAAAAAATGATTGGATGGTGCAGTGCTTTTTTCACTTCATAGATGCTGATGGAGAAAGTGTTCAACAAATATATGATGGTAGATCTGGATTGGGGTTGCCTCCTATATGCGATGAACAACCTAAATTAAACATAGAATCTTCGTATTATAAGCAATACATAAGTAACGCTTATCGTTCAATCCCTTGACCACCCCTCCCCTTTGCCCTATAATATCTACATACCAAACGACCCCACACCATGAAAAACTTTGAAGTCGCCCCTATGATTGACCGCTTCGGCGCTGTGGTAACCACTTCCGACGTTCGTGCCTATGCCGATGAGATTGGTATTTCTTATCAAACTCTCACCAAGAAACTGGAACAGTTCAAGGTTCAGCGTGGAGTGTGGCATCTGACTGCCGCTGAGCAACTGGAGCAAACCTATAATCAACCTGCGGTAGAGCCTGTGGCAGAAAACCCCGAAAACTTTATTCCTGTGAAAGATGCTTCCTTCGTCAGCTTTGGTAACTTTAGTGATGTTAAGAAGATTATTTCTTCTCGTCAGTATTATCCTATCTTCATCACTGGTCTCTCTGGCAACGGTAAAACTTTCAGTGTTGAGCAAGCTTGTGCTCAACTGAAGCGTGAGTTGATTCGTGTCAACATCACCATTGAGACCGACGAGGATGACCTGATTGGTGGTTTCCGTCTTGTCAACGGTGAGACTGTGTGGCATGATGGTCCCGTTGTGCAGGCACTGAATCGCGGTGCTATTCTGCTGCTGGATGAGATTGACCTTGCCTCTAACAAAATCCTCTGCCTGCAATCTGTGCTTGAGGGTAAAGGTGTCTTCCTTAAGAAGATCGGCAAGTATGTCAAACCCGCAGATGGTTTCAACGTGGTAGCTACTGCTAACACCAAAGGTAAGGGTAGTGATGACGGTCGCTTCATCGGCACTAACGTTCTCAACGAAGCATTCCTTGAGCGTTTCCCTGTAACCTTTGAGCAGGCATATCCTACTCCTAAGGTTGAAACTGCTATCCTTAAGAAAGCTTCTGAGTCGCTGAACTGCTACGATGAAGAGTTTGTGAGTCGCCTGGTTGCATGGGCAGAGATCATTCGTAAGACCTTCTACGATGGTGGTGTTGATGAAATCATCTCCACTCGTCGTTTGGTTCACGTTATCCGTGCCTTCAGCATCTTCGGCAAGCGCAAGAAAGCTATTGAGGTTTGCATCGCTCGTTTTGATGATGAGACTAAGCAATCCTTCATGGAACTCTATTCCAAGATTGACGCTTCCATTGATGCCCAACCTACCGACACCCAAACTACTGAATCTGATCCCTTCTGATGTTTGATAATCTCCCCCGCCACACCCTCATTCGCCTGACGGATGGGGGTGTTTTTTTGATTAAATGTAGAGTCATGGAATACCATAGTGGCTCTGAGATTCCCTGTTATCTTGGATTACGTTACGTCACTGAGGTTGACTGCATGACCACAAGATGCTATACTAACCAAATAGATTCCGTTATCAAGGAAGTTTAACTATGCAATGGAAATACAATGAAGACAAAATCCTTAAAGACGTTGAGGATTATGTAGTGAGCACATACCACGGGCATTACTGTGGTGATGAAGATGGATACGCTGACATCCAAACTATTGATTTGATGGCAGCAAAGAAACTTGCAGCTGGATTTTGTCAAGCGAATATTTTAAAATACGGCAGTCGCTATGGTGACAAAGAAGGTCGTAACAAACGTGACCTCCTCAAAGTGATTCATTACGCAATGCTTCTGCTTAACTTTGATGGTCACTATACTCGCACACAGAACGGTCTACAGGAGTTTAAATGAGCACAGTTGCACTTTCCCAAACTACTCTGAATATTCTAAAGAACTTCGCCACGATTAACAATGGCATCATCATCAAAAAAGGCAATACACTACGAACCATTTCCAACGCTGAGAACATCCTGGCTGCGGCAAATGTGGAAGAGTCTTTTCCTCAGACCTTTGCGATTTATGATCTCAATCAGTTTTTGTCTGGTCTTAGTTTGTTTGACAATCCTTCTTTGGTGTTTGACAATGCTGACTATGTTACTATCAAAGATGGGCGTAGTCGTGTCAAATACTATTTCTCAGATCCTGAGATTACGCTCAAAACTGCGCCTGACAAATCCGTAAAGTATCCTGGTTCGGATATTCAGTTCACTCTGTCTGCTTCTGATATCGCTGCTATTCAGAAAGCAACTGGTATCTACAAACTGCCTGACCTGAATATTAGCTCTGATGAAGAGATTGTTCTTTCGGTGCGTGACAATGAAGTTTCAACTTCCAACACATATGATATTATTGTTCCTGGCACCTTTGAAGGAACGCATTCACTAGACCTCAAGGTTGAGAACATTCGTCTTCTTCAGGGTGACTATCAGGTTGGTGTTTCCAAGCATTATATTTCTGAGTGGAAACATCTGAGCCTTGACGTTACATATTACATCGCGCTTGAACCTTGATGAAAAACTTTTTGTGGGTGGAGGAGTATCGTCCTCGTAAGATTGAAGACTGTATCCTCCCTGATTCGTTAAAGAAAGTATTCACTGGATTTGTAGAGCAGGGGGAGATCTCTAATCTCCTTCTGTCTGGTCCTCCTGGCGTTGGCAAGACTACTGTTGCCAAGGCACTTTGCGAAGAACTTGACCTTAGTTATATTGTCATTAATGGTTCCGATGAAGGTCGATTCCTCGACACTATCCGAAACAAAGTCAAACAGTTCGCATCAACTATCAGCCTCACTGGTGGTGGTAAACACAAAGTTGTTATCATTGATGAGGCAGACAACACAACACATGATGTTCAGCTTTCTCTTCGCGCATTTGTTGAAGAGTTTCATAGCAACTGCCGTTTCATTTTCACCTGTAACTTCATCAACAAGATTGTTGACCCCCTCCATTCCCGTTGTACCGTCATTGACTTCCGCACCAAGGCGGGCGACCAGCAGAAACTCCAAGCGCAGTTCTTCGGGCGCTTACAGGGCATCCTAGACGCCTCTGGCGTGGCGTATGAGGACAAGGTGCTAGTCAAACTGATTCAGCGTTACTACCCCGACTGGCGACGCCTGCTGAACGAAACGCAGCGCCACTCTGCTGGTGGATCGCTGGATGCTGCAGTGCTCTGTGACATCGCTGATGTAAACCTAGACCAGCTCATGCGAGCAATGAAGAGTAAAGAATACAAGGTTGTGCGTCAGTGGGTTGTAGATAATATGGATAGCGACCCTAACACTATCATTCGTAAAATCTACAATGCGTTAAATGAAGTGCTGGAAGGTTCTTCTATTCCTCCAGCTGTTCTGGTGCTTGCTAAGTATCAATATCAGATTGCCTTTGTGGCAGACCAAGAGATTAATCTCTTAGCTTGTTTAACTGAGATTATGGTGGAGTGTAAGTTCAAATGAAATCACTAAAGACCCCTCTTCGTTATCCTGGTGGTAAGTCTCGTGCCGTCAAGTATCTTGTTCCCAAGATGCCTAAGGATGTTACTGAATACCGTGAACCCTTTCTTGGTGGTGGTAGCGTAGCAATAGCGTTCACAAAAGAATACCCTGACATTCCTGTGTGGGTGAATGATCTTTATGCTCCGCTGGTAAACTTCTGGCAGATGCTGCAGAAGTCACCTGATGGTTTGTTCTGTTTACTGGAAGCATACAAGAATACATATGACACTCCAGGCAAAGCACGGGCACTGTTTGATGAAATGAAGATTCAACTGAATAGTGCTGACACACCTGACCTTCAGAAATCTGCTGCTTTCTATGTTGTCAACAAGTGTAGTTTCTCTGGTCTTACTGAATCATCTTCATTCTCAGCGCAGGCAAGTGATCACAACTTTACAATGCGTGGCATTACAAACCTTCCCAAGTATTCTGAACTGATTCAACACTGGAAGATTACCTGTGGTCCTTACTGGGATATGATGATGACATCTGCTCCTGTGGGAACGTTCTGGTTCTTTGACCCTCCCTATGATATCAAAGATAATCTCTATGGTAAGAAAGGGGAGCTACATAAAGGATTCAACCATGAAGAGTTTCATGCTTGGATTACTCAGGGTAATCTAAAAGACAAGTGGATGATTACTTACAATACCAACCCAACTCTTATGGAGTGGTATGATGGTTACTATCAAACCAAATGGGATTTGACTTATACTATGCGTTCAGTGGGTGACTACATGAACGAGCAAAAAGACCGTGCTGAACTATTGATTACTAACTATGACGAAACCATCTCTGACGGAATATTTGAACTCAATAAATCAAAACAAGAAGTCGGTAGTTATTGACGAGGAATCAGAAAAAGCATATCCACCTTTCATTGTCAACAAGTGTCTTGCTGCCTTCCACGATACAGTTCTCTTTGCCAATGAGATGAACATGTATCCTCACTTGGATAAGAAGTTGCAGTATGACTTTTTTATAAATAGTATCAATCCGCGCAAGCGGTTTTCGCCTTGGGCGAAAAAATCACAAGTAGAATACCTTGATGCGATTAAGGAGTATTATGGTTATAACGACGATAAGGCTCTACAGGCATTGAGAATTTTATCTAAAGATCAACTTGAACACATTAAAAAACTTGTAGACAAAGGTGGAAAACGATGACTCCTGATATCGAAGTAGAATGGAAGCAAGCTGATATGGTTGAGGTTACTCTCAATGAACCTGATGATTTCCTCAAAGTTCGTGAGACCCTTACTCGTATCGGTGTAGCATCCCGTAAAGAAAAGAAAATCTATCAATCTTGCCATATTCTGCACAAGCAAGGCAAGTATTATATCGTTCACTTCAAAGAGTTGTTTGCTCTTGATGGAAAGAATACTAATCTTTCAGTGAATGATGTGCAACGTAGAAACAGAATCATTCAACTGTTATCCGATTGGGGATTGATTTCTGTTGTTAAAGCAGAAGCGATTGCTGATGTTGCTCCTTTGAACCAGATTAAAGTTCTTGCTTTCAAAGAGAAAGACGAATGGACGCTGGAAAGTAAATACAACATTGGTCGCAAGAAGACCGAAGTAACCGAATAATTTTGTAGGGAGTTCCACACTCCCTTTTTTAATGCTTTCTGATATATAATAATGAAGACGCCTTCGGGGTCTTAAATAAACTCTCGCTTATTAAGGAGAACTATAATGACAAACGCTTACACTTGGGATATCTATTCCCCATTCGGAGTTGGATTAGAAAGCATTTTCAACAGACTAGATGCAATGTCTGGGCACAATACTAACTATCCACCTTACAACATCATTAAAAATGATAGCTCTAACTATGAGATTGAAGTCGCTCTTGCTGGATTTAAACCAGAAGAGATTGAAGTCTCTACAGAACAAAGCATTCTCAGAGTTGCCTCTAAGTCTGAGAAACGAGATACTGAAAGAACATACCTACACAAAGGTCTCTCCAAACGTTCCTTCAATCACTCCTGGCAACTATCAGAAGATGTCAGAGTATCCTCTGTAGATTTTGCTGATGGTCTACTAACAATCTCACTGGAGAAAATAATTCCAGAACATCAGAAGAGAACAACATATAATATTGGTAGGAAATTGGATCCTAAATTTTTAACCGAAGATAGAGATTCAAATTTTCCTGGAGAAAACACAATAAATAATAATTGAATATCGTCGGCGCACGGGGCAGGCTGGTCAGCATCAGCACTTGCCCCCTTTTACTTTTTATGATATAATCGTTATCTATCTTAGGAGATTTACATGATACCTAGAGTTTTACTTATGAAATCTGGCGAAAGGTTAATTGCTGGATTAGCTGAATTTACAAATGAGAACGGAGTAGGAGTTGGATTTATTATTCGCAATCCTTATATTTTGGGAATGATGCCAGCTGGTGAAGTTTCTTCGGAAGGAGATCCTACACAGTTTCAAATAAATTTTACTAAATGGTTTCCATTTTCCTCAGATAATCAATTCAAAATTCCTTATAATACTGTGGTTGCTATTGGTGAACCAGACGCCAATATTTTAAATGTTTACTTAGAAAAATTCGGAGCTGATTTGTATGACGGAGATGACGAGCGAGTTGATGACACCAGTGATTCAGGTGATAGTTCTGAAGGATCGGGATTATCTGATAGCGGGGATTGAAGAAAGAGAAGAGAGCCCTGAGTGTCTTCTCACTAATCCATATCGTATCTTAGATCTATCTTACTGGGATTATTCTAATCGAGATACAAAACATATCCCATCAGAAGGGGCAGTGTTTGTTAAACAAAGTGAAGAAAAAGAACTAAACGAAGAGACTGGCGAGCATGTAATCACTACTCAAACTGATTATATTATCCTCGAAAAGTTTCCTAATTACACAAACCAAACTCAGATTTACCTGAGGGCGGATGACATTCTGACCATTTGCGATCCGTCGTATCTTGTGCTAGAATGCTACCAGAAGACCCTGGGTTGACGCATGAAGTTTTATACGAACATTGAACAAGCGGGGAATCGTGTCCTCGTTCGTGGTTATGAAAATGGTGAGCGTGTTCAGTATCGTGTAAACTACAATCCTAAACTGTATGTGCTTAGCAATAAGCAAACAGACCACAAGAGTCTGGATGGGCGCTTTCTTAAAGCAATCTCTCCAGGCTCTATTAATGATTGTAGGCAGTTCATCAATCAGTATGAAGGTGTGGAAGGATTTGAAATCCATGGAAATACTAGATACTTGTATCAGTATATCAACGAAGCATATCCAGAAGATGAAATCAAGTTCGACTCATCTCTTATTCGCACCTTCACTCTCGATATTGAGACTGGAGCAGAAAATGGTTTCCCTGATATTGAATCAGCAGACCAAGAGATTCTGCTTATTTCTATCCGTGATTCTTTTACAAATCGCATCACTGTCTGGGGATCAAAAAGTTTCCAGAATGAAGACCGACAGGTTGATTACATCCATTGTAACGATGAGACGAAACTCCTCACTAGCTTTCTACGCTGGTGGCAGGAGAATACCCCAGATGTAATCACTGGTTGGAACGTTCAACTATTTGATATTCCATACATCTGCCGCCGCATGGATAGGATGCTTGGTGAAGATTATACTAAACTTCTATCACCCTGGAAACTAATCTCATCGCGTGAGATTTACATCAAGGGTCGTAAGCAGATTGCATATGATATTCCTGGTGTCGCTTGTTTGGATTACCTTGAACTCTACAAGAAGTTCACATACACCAACCAAGAATCCTATCGCCTTGACCATATCGCGTCGGTGGAACTTGATGCTAAGAAACTTGACCACTCTGAGTTTGATACTTTCAAGGAGTTCTACACTAAAGATTGGGATAAGTTTGTTAAGTATAACATCATCGACGTTCGCCTTGTTGACCAACTGGAAGACAAGATGAAGCTATTGGAACTGGCGTTCACTATGGCATACGACGCTAAGGTAAACTTTGAGGATGTGTATTCTCAAGTTCGCATGTGGGATAACATCATCTTCATCTATCTTGCGAAGATGGGTGTAGTGATTCCTCCTAAGAAAGATAGTGTTAAGGATGCTAAGTATGCTGGTGCTTATGTGAAGGAACCTGTGCCTGGCATGTATGACTGGGTGGTGTCGTTCGACTTGAACTCCCTGTATCCTCACCTGATCATGCAATACAACCTGTCTCCAGAGACCCTCCTACCACGCCGTAGCAGCGTCAACGTGGATATGCTGCTCGATAAGGCGTTTGATACCAGCGACCTCGTAGGGGAGACCCTGTGCGCCAATGGGACGCACTACACCACTGAGTTTCAGGGATTCCTTCCCAAGCTCATGGAGAAGATCTATCAAGACAGAACCATCTACAAAAAGAAGATGCTTGCTGCTAAACAGCAATACGAAAAGACTCCAACAATTGAGTTGAAGAAAGAAATCTCTCGCTGCAATAACATTCAGATGGCACGAAAGATTCAACTCAACTCTGCCTATGGTGCTATCGGTAACGAGCACTTCCGTTATTACAAACTTGAAATCGCTGAGGCAATCACTCTATCTGGTCAGCTATCTATTCGTTGGATTGGAGATAGAATGAATGCCTATCTAAATAAAATCCTGAAAACGAATGGAGTTGATTATGTTATTGCTTCAGATACCGATTCTATGTATCTTAATCTTGGTCCTCTGGTTGAAAAGGTATTCGCAGGACGAGAGAAAACTAATGAGAGCATTGTTACATTCCTTGATAAGGTCTGTAGCATGGAACTTGAAAAGTTTATTGAAAGTTCTTACCAAGAACTGGCGGATTACCTCAACGCCTACGCGCAAATGATGAAGATGAAGCGTGAGAACATTGCTGAGCGTGGTTTCTGGACCGCGAAGAAACGCTATGTTCTCAACGTATGGGATAGCGAAGGTGTGCGTTATGCCAAACCTAAGATGAAAATCTGTGGCATGGAGACGGCACGTTCTTCCACTCCTGCTTACTTCCGAGACAAACTGATGCAGGCATACACTATTATCATTACTAAGACGAATGATGATGTGCTTGACTTCATCAATGAAATCAAGGAAGACACTAAGAAGCAGAACTATCTTGACGTTGCATTCCCTCGTGGTTGCAATGGATTGAAGAAGTATCGCAGTGCGGCTGATATTTACCAGAAGGGCACACCGATTCAAGTAAGAGGAGCATTGCTCTACAACTATTATATTCGCAAGAATAACTTGGAGCACAAGTATCCAATCATTCAAGAAGGTGAAAAGATTAAGTTTCTATATCTGAAGACACCTAACCCCATCCGTGAAAATGTCATCTCGTTCTTTCAACAACTGCCGAAAGAACTGAACCTTGACAAATACGTTGACTATACGCTACAGTTTGAAAAGAGTTTCTTCGAACCACTGAAGAACGTGCTAGAATGTATCGGATGGCAATCTGAACGCAAAGGCAGTTTAAGTAGTTTTTTTAGTTGAGGTATTATGAGTTTCCTACAATCTGTTATTAAGGAGTTAGATAATGAGTTTGCAAGTGTGGCGGATGACGGAATCGCAACGGGCGATTGCGACGGCTTTGTTGATACAGGGAGCTATATTCTCAACGCTCTCATTAGTGGGAGTATCTATGGTGGATTACCCTCCAACAAAATCACCGCGCTTGCTGGAGAATCCTCTACTGGTAAAACATTCTTTGCCCTCTCCATCGTCAAACATTTCTTGAATAGTAATCCTGATGCTCAGGTAATCTATTTTGAAACTGAATCTGCTGTGTCTAAAGACATGATGGTTTCGCGTGGTATTGATGTTAAACGTGTCGGTCTTGTTCCTGTCACTACTGTTCAAGAGTTTCGCACTCAGTCTATCAAGGTGGTAGATGAGTATGTGAAACTTAAGAAAGAGGATAGACCTCCGCTGCTTTTTGTGCTAGACTCTTTGGGGATGCTCTCGACCTCTAAGGAGATTCAGGATGCAACCGATGGTAAGGAGACACGCGACATGACTCGCGCTCAGGTGATCAAATCTATCTTTAGGATTCTATCACTCAAGCTAGGTCAGGCTGGCATTCCTTTGATTGTTACCAACCATACATATGAAGTGGTTGGTGCTTATGTGCCGACTAAAGAAATGGGTGGAGGCACAGGTTTGAAGTATGCTGCATCAACTATCCTCTTCTTGTCTAAGAAGAAAGAGAAAGATGGCACTGAAGTTGTGGGTAACATTATTAAAGTGAAGGCACAGAAGTCTCGCTTCACCAAAGAAAACTCAGACATTGAAACTCGACTTTATTATGACGCAAGAGGTCTTGACAAGTATTACGGATTACTGGAACTGGGTATCGAGTTTGGAGTATTCGATAAAGTGGGGAACCGTGTTAAGTTTGGGGAGTCTTCTGTTTATCCTTCTGCAGTTTATAAGGATCCCGAAAGATACTTCACACCAGACATCCTCCAAGCATTAGATGAATGTGCCCAGAAAAAGTTTCTATACGGAGTAGTGGATGGAGAGGATTGAAACAACTATTTTACGCAACCTCCTGTGTAACGAACAGTTCTACAGGAAGGTTGTTCCTTTTGTAAAACCAGATTACTTCAATGAGATCCATGAACGTGTGATCTATGAAGAAGTCTGGAACTTCGCAAGCACCTATGAACTGGTGCCTACCAAAGAAGTGTTGACGATTAACCTTGAAGGAAGGAAAGATTTAAATGAGGAAGTATATCAAAACGCGGTTAAAACGATTGCTGAGCTTAGTGACTCCCCAATCGAATACAACTGGTTGCTCGACACCACAGAGAAGTGGTGTAAAGACAGAGCAATCTATCTCGCTCTCCTCGAATCAATCAAGGTCGCGGATGGAGGTAATACAAAAATATCAAAAGATGCGATCCCAGCAATCCTACAGGAGGCCCTGGCAGTATCGTTCGACGAACATGTAGGTCACGATTATCTAGAGAATAGTGTAGAGCGATATGAGTTTTACCATCGTGAGGAAGATAAGATTCCATTCCACCTTGAATACTTCAATAAGATTACCAAAGGTGGTCTGCCAAACAAGACTCTTAACGTAGCTCTTGCTGGCACTGGTGTAGGTAAGTCACTCTTTATGTGTGACCTTGCTGCTCATTGTTTATCGATGGGTCGTAACGTTCTCTACATTACGATGGAGATGGCGGAAGAAAAGATTGCTGAACGTATTGATGCCAACTTGTTTAACGTCAATATCAAAGACCTGATTGATTTGCCTGAGACAATCTTCCAAAGTCGCATCAATGAACTGAAGCGTAAGACTGCAGGTAGACTTATCATCAAAGAATATCCTACAGCATCAGCACACGTTGGGCATTTCAAATCCCTGCTTAACGAACTACAATTGAAGAAAACATTTAAACCCGATATCATCTTTATCGACTACCTCAACATCTGTGCAAGTGCGAGATACAAAGGAGCGATTGTAAACTCCTATACCTATGTCAAAGCAATCGCAGAAGAACTTAGAGGTCTTGCCGTTGAACACAATGTTCCGCTTGTATCTGCTACCCAGACTACTAGGAGTGGGTTTGGTAATAGTGATGTCGATCTCACTGATACCAGTGAATCTTTTGGTCTCCCAGCTACTGCTGATTTTATGTTTGCTCTCATCGCTACAGAGGATCTGGAGAAGGATGGCAAGATTATGGTCAAGCAGTTGAAGAACCGATACAACGATCCAACCATGCACAAGCGTTTTCTGGTTGGGGTTGACAGAGCACGGATGAAGCTCTATAATGTTGATAACGCCGTTGACCTCTCTTCTGATAAAGAAGAGGAATATGACTTTGAAGAAATGGCGGCAGAACAAAGTCGAAACACACAAAACAAGTTTACCAGTTTTATTCTATGACGATTGATTTTAATAAGTATGTTGAGTTTGTTGGTGCCGTCACCAGCCCTGCATCTAAGGATACTAGTGAGTTTGTTGATCGTATTCTGGAACTGAAAAATCAAGGCGCTGACATTCAGCGTCTGATGACTGCTGCCTGTGGCATCACTGCCGAAGGTGGTGAGTTTACTGAGATCGTGAAGAAGATCGCATTCCAAGGCAAACCTTATAATGAAGATAACATCTTTCACATGAAACGTGAACTTGGTGATATCCTGTGGTATGTTGCTCAAGCATGTATCGCTCTTGATATTTCATTTGAAGAGATTGCTCAAATGAACTTTGAGAAACTGACTGCTCGATACCCAGAAGGAACCTTCAGTATCGAGCGAAGTGAAAAACGAGTCGCCAACGACCTTTGATATATGCCTCCCCTAAATAACTAGGGGAGGTTTTTTTATAGGAGAACTATGAATTTAAACTGGGGTCAGTTTGCCAAGAAAGGTAGATTCGAGAATCATATATCAGTTCTTCATAAGAGAGCTAAAAACAATACACCAATGCTTTTTGAAAATGCTCAAAATGGAAAGATATCTATAGTTCCAAAATTTTTACACATTGGATTGCCGAATATTTCTAAGTCTAGTAGCAATCTAACTGCTAATAAAAGAACTGTAGACAAAACTTTTCATCTAAGTAGATTCGCCAACTCCGCTAATTTACTGAGAGAAATTTATAATAGTGGTCTCGGAATACCAAAGAGAGTTGTAACTTCCCCCGCTAACTTTCTTAAATTTCCATTGGAACTTTCGTTGAGTGAAACTGAAAGAGGAACTAGATACTCAATGAGTTTGTTTTTAAAAGATTGGGATTTCGGTGGTAAACTTGCTACTGGTCAAACTGTTTCTCCTGTTTGGGGATTGCTTGGATACTGGGTAGATGCTGGATTATCTTATACCTTAAATCTTCCTACTGCTACTGAGAGAGGTGAGTTTGATTTTATTAATACAATCAACACTCAAATTATGGATATAGTTGAGAATAGAGGAATGGAGTTTGCTGAAGGAATTACATTAGTCATAGGAGATCAGAACCCAAAAACGTTTCACAATATAGTAGGTGTAAACAAGCAGGCTAATGTTACTGGTTATTCTCCGAAAGCAGATCTTGTTTTTGTTCAGAAGAACGGAAACAAATTAGAAGACGTTGCTTGGTTTTCTCACAAGGATGGATATAGAGCAAATCATTTCCAGCAATGGGGAGGAGTTTCTCACTTTGTTGGCAAAGATGAAACTCTAGATATATTTCCAGAGATTAGAAAGTTTGCTGATTATTTGAGAAACTGGTGTGGTTCTGGAATGCAATATGATTTATCCACTGCTGCTGGTAATGGATTCACTGCAATGATGGATATTGAAGATACTAATTTAAAGATGCAATCCGTATACGGAAAGGATTTTCAACCAGGAAGAAATTTTGGATTCTCTAATTGCACTGGCGTTCTTCAAGGAGATCCATCATTGATTCGTATTGGTGATAAGTATAAGTTAAGAATGAGTGCTCATGCCCACATAAATCCTTATGAAATGACAGGTGACTACGAACCAGTTTTGATGCTTATCAAAAAAGACCGCAACGATCTGGGCATCCCCCGTGCTAGGATAGTGGTTCAACCGAGGGCGAGTCGAACTGCCAAGTTCATCGTGACCAAGGATCGCAAAGGAAATTACGAGCTACACGAAGCATGAGCAAGAACACCCACCTAGAACACTTAGAAGATAGCATCTTGTTTGATGGCAAAGAAGGTGCGAATGATGCGTTTGCATTTCTTGATGCTCTCACTAAAACTTTCAGTGGCACTCAGAATAGTAACTTTAAAATCACTACTAAATGGGATGGTGCTCCTGCTGTGATTTGTGGTGAAGATCCTGAGAGCGGTGGATTTTTTGTAGGCACTAAGTCTGTGTTCAATAAGACCGAACCTAAGATCAATTATTCTCCTGCACAGATTGAAGCAAACCACGGCAACTCTTCTGGTTTAGTAGAGAAACTCAAAGTAGCATTAGAGCATTTTCCTAAACTTGGTATCAAAGGAATCATTCAAGGTGACTTGCTGTTCACTGATGATGCTAAGGAAGAGAAGATTGATGGTGTGGATTATCTCACCTTTACTCCTAACACTATTACCTATGCTATCCCTAAAGGAACTGAGGCATACAAAAAAGCAAAGCGAGCCAAGATTGGTGTAGTGTTTCACACTCGCTATGTTGGTTCTAGTATCGCAACATCTAATGCTACCTTCGGAGTTGACATCAGTAAGTTTAGTAAGACTGATGATGTGTTTGTAATCAGTGCTGAAGTGGATACTCTAGGAAGTAATATGATTCTCAATGCTTCTGAGAAGCGCAATCTTAACAACATGAAGAGAACTGCTCCTACTGCTCTTCGCAACGCAGGATCTTTCTTGGATGAGATTTCTGAACAGATAAACTCCAAGGATAACTTTAGTGTCGGCACTCGTTTAAAAACTTACTTCAATACTTATGTGAGAGAAGGCAAACGTATTAGTAATGTTAATCGTTTCATCGATGACTTCAAGAATGCTTATCATGAGACTATGATGAAGGAAGTTAACAAAGTGAAGCAGGAAAAAACCAAGGCCGCTAAACTGAAGAAACTCTATGATGGTATCGAGTTCGTGGATTCCAACATCGCTGGGTTCAAGGCAACGATCACTCTCTATGTTATCCTCCAGAATGCTAAGAATCTGTTCGTGAAGAAACTGGAATCTGCTGATAGCACTCGCACGTTCCTTCGCACTGATGATGGATTTCGTGTTACTGCTCCTGAAGGATTTGTTGCTATTAAAGATGGAAATGCTACTAAGCTTGTTGATCGTTTGGAGTTTAGTTTGGCAAACTTTACTCTCGCAAAGAACTGGGTTAAGGGAAACTAAATACTAATAAAAATGTTTAAGAGAGTAGTCATCACTTTCGGTCGCTTCAATCCTCCTACCATCGGTCACGAAAAACTGATTGATGCTGTGGCGAGGATTGCAGGAACCGATGACTATAAAATCTTTACTAGTCACACCAAAGACAAGAAGAAGAATCCTTTATCTTCTGAGCAGAAAGTAGGATACATGAAAAAGATGTTTCCGAAACACAAAAATAATATCATGCTTGATACTGATCTGAAGACTATCATCAAAGTTCTTCAGAGCTTGCAAGGAGAATATTCGGATCTTACTCTTGTTGTTGGTAGTGATCGTGTATCTGAAATGGATACTTTGATTCAACGTTATAATGAAACAGAGTATACATTTAGAACTCTTGAAACAAAATCTGCTGGCGAAAGAGATCCTGATGCTGATGGGGCAACTGGAATGTCTGCCAGTAAAATGAGAGAAGCAGCAACTAATGGAAACATTGCTGAGTTTCGTAAAGGCATACCATCTACTTTAGACGATAAAGAAATGATGCAACTAATGACAGAAGTTAGACAGGGATTGGGTATTAAATGAAATCACTTAAAGATCTATTACAGCAATCGAAACAGAAATCTTATATGCTCGGTAAAGTATTTGCCGAGGGTGATTGGGTAGAAAATAATATGGGGGAGGTTGGAAAGATCCATCGCCGTGGTGTCAACTATGTTATTGCTGTCACTACTGAAGGCAAGATGTTTCGTTCTTGGGTAAAAGATATTAAAGAATATTATAATGACACTGAAGAAAAGATGGGAATCACTAACAAGGAAAAGGTGCAGCGTTTTATAAATAAAAATAAACGACAAAAGACCAATGACGATTGATGAATTTTCTAAGAGTCTAATTGAGAAAGTAGTTTCTGAATTAGAAGAAGCAAAGAACAAAGAAGGTAAGGAGCAAGGTGCTGATGGCAAAGCTTGCTGGAAAGGTTATAAGTATGCTGGCACTGAGAACGGCAAAGACAAGTGTGTAAAAGCAGGATACGAAATGGAAGGTGGCGAAGAACTATCCGAAAGAAAAGATATGCCTGGCAATCAGGAGAAGATTGATGCCAACAAGAATGGTAAAGTAGATGCTCATGACTTTGCTTTACTTCGTGCTAAGAAAGGCAAGAAGTCTGTGAAGGAAATGTGGGAGAAAGCAGCAGAAGTTCAGGAAGCATGGGGTAAAGCTAAAAAAAAAGTAGATGAAGGTAAGAAGGTAGAAATCGAAGTAATGCCTGAGGTTGATACTCCTAACGACCCAGAACCTCCAACAGGAAAGAAGGCAAAGAAAGAACTAAAAAAAGAGGATGTTAGTCAAAAGGGTGAGGATAAATTTCACAAGAAACTAGATAAACTAGTTCACAAAACTTTTGGTGCTAGTTCTGATGAAAAGAAAATGAAGAAAGAAGAGGTAGAACCTCTGGAGGAAAAGAAACTTTCTGCCAAGGAAAAAGCGAAGAAAGAAAAGTTCGTTAAGGGAATGAAGAAAAAGTTTGGTTCTTTTAAATCTAAGTATGGTAATAAAGCGAAAGAAGTGATGTATGCTACTGCTACCAAGATGGGAAAGAAAGCAGCCTAAATACTTACAAACTCCAAAGGAGGATACAACCATGGGCGCACTTGTAGAACTAGTAAAACCAATCATCTTCGCAGCACTTAACAGCTGCCATACTAAGAAACTAGTATGTGATTTACTTGATAAGTATGTTGTAACAACTGACAATGATGTTGACAACGTAATTGCAGCAACAGTAAGAACAGCACTTATGAAGGGTTGCTGATAAAAAATCATAAGTGTCTCGGGGATGCTTAGGCATCCCTTTTTTTATAAATACTTTTTAGAATAAGAATATTTTATAGAGGAAACCGATGGCAATTTTCGGAACAATCGACGCGAAAGCGTTGGCAACAGATGTAAGTGTTACCAACGGTAGCACAACTGTTACTACAACTGGTGATTTCACCAATAGAGCAACGGCTGACTTTGTTCAGAACGGCGATGTTCTTTCACTTTCTGGTGTTCAATATACTGTTGAGTCGGTAGTTTCAGCAACCACACTCAAACTAAAAGTAGCATACGCAGGTTCAACTGGAACAGTTACTGCTGCTAATGCTATTCGCAGAACTGCTCCTAAAGAGTTTGCTGCTGGTCTTCTACACGAAGGCAAGTATCCTGCAGGCACACAAATCATCTTTGTCGATGATGCAGAAGCTGCTCTAGACGAGAACAAAGTTCGTGGTCTTAAGTGGTCTGGTTGGTGGGCATATAGAACTTTCACGGATGGTGATGGCAATACTCGCCATAAGGCAGAGTGCATCGCGTTCGCTAATGCAACTGCGGTTGCTGCTGGTGATTACGACAATGACAATCCTGCTGCTGATGTGGCATCTGCAGTAACTATTACTGCACAACCTGCTAACGTAACTGGTGCCGCTACTCCATTCACAGGAACATTTGCAGTTACCACTTCGACAACTGGCACACCTGGAACTCTTGCTTATCAGTGGCAGTATCAAACTGCTTCGCAAACTGCTAAGTGGACTAACCTCACAGATACTGGAGTATACTCTGGTTCTACAACTGATACCCTCACACTTACTGCGGCTGCTAAGGCAACCTACGATGGTTACAAGTTCCGCGTGAAGATTACATCTGCTGGTGGAACCGAAGAGGTTATCTCGAATGCTGCTTCAATTACATATGCATGATGAGATATGATTTTTCATGAGTTGACTCCAGATAACTGGTTGTTGTTTGCAATTAAAAACTACGACAACCCGTTATCTGTTACATATGATGACTTTGAAGAAGACCTTCAAAAGTTTAAATATATAAAAAGATTATTGAGACGTTATGAAACTACTGGTGAGTTGAAACATCATTTGATTCTCAACCATATCATAACACTATATAATGTATTCAATGATGCAGCAACGCTGCTGCTATTCTATAAAATAGAATCACAATACTGGTCAATTATAAAAGCATTTATGGTGTTTTTAGATAGATTGCCAGAGAATGTAGATACAACAGATGTAGACGAACAATGTCTGAAACTTCTCAAACTACTGTGAATGAAATGATGGCAGGTGATGGATCGTCACTAGCACTTCCTCCTGCCTTTGTCTTTGTTAATACAGCAAAGAAAAAGAAAAACTTGAAAAAGACCAAAGATGAAAAACTCGATGGTCGCAAGAAAAGTGCTAAGAAACTAATCCAACGTGTAATGTCTAGGAGGAAAACTAAAATGTCTGAAGAGATTAAAGAAGTGATTTCAGAAGCAACTTCTGAAACTGAAAAGGCACAGAAGCAAATCAAAGCTTCTAAGCAGATGAGAGCGAAGAGAGAACTTCAATCAAAGCGCACTGCTGCTAAGCAACAAGCACAAGACAAGTCTGATGAAATGAATACTCTGCTTCGTGCTCGTATGTCAGATTTCAAAAAGAAGTCTGCACAGAAGCAACAGAGAGCATCAAAACAAATTATGAAGAAAGAAGAGTATGAGTGCATCAGCACACCTAGAACTGGTTCGGCAGGTGGTGTAGATGTATTCACTACTGCTCTTAAAGTTGCTGAAGAAGGAACAGGTTGGGGTAGAGATCCAGAGACATCATTTGCTAATCTTGTATTCAATGATGGCACTGCTGGAAGAATCGGTGTCTTCGATGCCAAGAGAATCCTAGCAACTTATGAAGGTTTATCACCAGAGAATAGAGACAAGTTCCGTGTAATGCTCAACATGAGCGCCTCTTCATATCAAAAGGCACTTGACTTTGCTGTTCGTAACGTTTGATTAGGAGAGAGAGATGTTTAATGGAAACTCAAAACTAGATGTATTGGAATCTAAATTAAACATCTACGAATCACTTTCAAGGGAGATGTTGGATAAGTTGGAGAACGCAGTAGATAAGATTTCAGAATCGAATCAACGTATCGCCAACATTCTAACTAAGCACGATGAACGCATCGAGCAAACGATTAAGAATGATGACTTACTCGTTAAGATGATTGAAGATGTTAAGCATCAAAATTCAGAGGAACATAAAGCTGTTATTAAAAGACTAGAAACAGTTGAAGCAAATGTAAATGAACTCTCTAAGTTCAAGTGGCAGGCAGCGGCTCTTGTAGGCGCTGCCGTTTTGCTTGTTGGTTTAGTCGTTCCCTTTGTTGACAACATGCTTGGATCGCACTATAATGGGGGTAGCCAGCAGACCGAGACTAGGTAATGAACTACATTGACACCAAATATATTGGTTTGGTCTCTTCACAACTCCTCAAGTTTACTGAGAAAAAGAAAGGAACTTACAACTTCCGTTGCCCTTATTGTGGCGACTCGGAGAAGAAGCAGAATAAAGCACGAGGCTATCTCTTCACCATGAGAGATAGTTTTGTTTTCAAGTGCCATAACTGCGGTGTAACTAGAAACTTCTCTCAGTTTTTGAAGGATCAGAACATCAACCTCCATGATGAGTATGTCATGGAGCGTTATAAGCAAGGCATGACTGGTAAGAACTATCAGGTGAAAACACCTGACTTCAAACCTTTTGCTGCTAAACCAGTGTTCAAGAAGAACATTTTTAGTGAACTACCAACTATCGAATCCCTAAATACTACACACCCAGCAAAGCAATATCTGCTCAACCGAAAGATACCAGAGTCATTTTACTCAAACTTCTATTACGCAGAAGACTTTAACGCTTGGGAGAATAATAAAAATACAATTAAAGAATCTAGAATTATACTCCCACTAATCTCGGAAGATGGAAATGTATTCGGATATCAAGCGAGATCTCTTAACAAGAATGCAACTCTTCGCTATATCACTACCATCTTGGATAAGCAATATCCTAAACTATTTGGACTTGATCGTATAAACAAAAATGAAAACATCTACATCACGGAAGGACCGTTTGACTCCCTCTTCATATCTAACTCGCTTGCTATGTGTGGAGCTGATGTTAGTCTTGGCGACTTCGGGATTGACGATGTTACTTGGATATACGATAACGAACCACGAAACAAACAAATCGTCGAACGATATAAAAAGTGTATTGACAGCGGAAAAAGCATTGTAATCTGGCCAGATTCTGTAAAGGAAAAAGACATCAACGATATGGTGATGGCTGGTCATAACGTGCAATCTATGATAGAATGCAATACCTATTCTGGTTTAGAAGCAAAAGTAAAACTTAATCTTTGGAAGAAAATATGAGCAACGGAATCAAAGTTAAAAAGCGTGATGGGTCTACAGAATCTCTTAACCTTGATAAGATTCATAGCATGGTAGAATGTGCTTGTGGTGGTCTTGCTGGTGTGTCGCCATCTCAAGTAGAAATACAATCAGGCATTCAATTTTATGATGGCATCAGCACTAATGAAATCCAAGAAATTCTTGTTAGGTCAGCTAGTGACCTTATTGACCTTGACTCTCCAAACTATCAGTTTGTTGCTGCTCGTCTTCTCCTGTTCGGTCTATATAAGCAAGTCTTTGGAAATGATTGGAAGCACGGTTTCCCTTCAGTAGGAGAGCACCTAACCAAAGGTATCATCAAAGGTATCTATGATAAGGAACTTGCTGGTAAGTATACCGATGAGGAGTGGGATAAAATCAATACCTTCATTGACCATGACCGTGATTATCTTTTCACCTATGCTGGTCTTCGCCAAGTAGTAGATAAATATCTGGTGCAGGATAGAAGCAGCGGAAGTGTATTTGAGACACCACAGTATGCATACATGCTGGTTGCAGCAACTATTTTCGCAGAGTATCCTCAGGTAAATCGTCTATCTTATGTCAAGCGATACTATGACGCAATCAGCAAGCACAAAATCAATGTGCCAACTCCCATCCTGGCAGGAGTTAGGACGCCTCTGCGACAGTTCGCTAGTTGTGTGCTGGTTGATTCTGATGACACCCTTGATAGCATCTTCAGTAGCGACATGGCTATTGGTAGGTATGTTGCTCAAAGGGCGGGCATCGGTATCAACGCAGGCAGAATCCGTGCTCTCAACAGCAAGATTAGAGGCGGTGAAGTCAGCCACACTGGTGTTATACCGTTTCTCAAAAAGTTTGAAGCAACTGTCCGTTGCTGTACGCAAAATGGCATACGAGGCGGAAGCGCAACAGTTCACTTCCCAATCTGGCACAGGGAAATCGAAGACATCCTAGTATTAAAAAACAACAAAGGAACTGAAGATAACCGAGTTCGTAAGTTAGACTACAGCATCCAAATCAGCAAACTGTTCTATGAACGATTCATCCGTAACGAAGACATCACACTCTTCTCTCCACACGACGTTCCAGGCTTGTCTGATGCTTTTGGTCTTGCTGGATTTGATGAGTTATACAATGCTTACGAACGAGATACTTCTATTCCAAGAAAAACTATTGGCGCTCAAGCACTATTTCTTTCACTCCTAAAGGAGAGAGCAGAGACTGGTCGTATCTACATTATGAACATCGACCACTGCAATGAGCATTCTTCCTTCAAAGATAAGGTTTGGATGAGTAACCTCTGCCAAGAGATTACCCTGCCCACGAATCCTCTGCAGCACATTGATGATATCAATGGGGAGATTGCCCTATGCATTTTGTCTGCTGTGAACGTAGGTAAGATTAAGCACCTAGATGACCTAGAAGAACTCTGTGACCTCTCTGTGAGGGCGCTAGACGAGTTGATTGACTACCAAGAGTATCCTGTGGTTGCTGCTGAAGCATCCACCCGTAACCGCCGCTCGCTGGGCATTGGTTATATCGGTCTTGCTCACTTTCTTGCTAGGCATCAAGTTAAGTATTCTGATGGAGCAGCAGCACACATCGTTCATGGTCTGACTGAAGCATTCCAGTATTATCTGTTGAAGGCTTCTAATCAACTTGCCATTGAAAAAGGTAAGTGTGGTTATTTCGACCGCACGAAGTATGCTGATGGGATTCTCCCAATCGATACATACAAGAAAGACGTAGACGAACTCGTACCGAACCTTCTGCATTATGATTGGGAATCTCTCAGGGCATCTATTAAACAGCACGGTCTTAGGAACTCAACACTGTCCGCACAGATGCCATCGGAGAGCAGTTCCGTTGTGTCAAATGAAACAAATGGAATCGAACCTCCTCGTGCATTTCTGTCCGTTAAGAAGTCGAAGAAAGGGGTTCTTAAGCAGATTGTTCCTCAATATCAAACCCTCAAAAACTACTATACGCTTTTGTGGGATATGCCTGATAACACTGGTTATATTAATATTGTTTCGGTAATGCAGAAGTTTTTTGACCAAGCTATTTCTGGTAACTGGTCATATAACCCAGAGCAATATCCTGACAACGAAGTGCCTGTGTCTGTAATGGCACAAGACTTACTTAATACTTACAAGTATGGATGGAAGACATCTTATTATCAGAACACATATGATATTAAGAAAGATGATGCTGATGATGACGAAAAGAAAAAATCAGTAGAAAGTTTACTTAATTCAATTTTAGAAGGAGCACAGGAGGAAGAAGATTGTGACAGTTGCAAAATTTAAACTAACCGAAAACACACCCAGCGTAGAAGGTATGACTGTATTCAACACTAAACAGGTTGATATTAAAAAGCAACCGATGTTCTTCGGTGCTCCTTTGGGGATTCAGAGATATGATACCTACAAGTATCCTATCTTCGACAAGCTAACTCAACAGCAACTTGGATACTTTTGGAGACCTGAGGAGGTCTCCCTTCAAAAGGATCGTGCAGACTATGCACATCTTCGCCCAGAGCAGAAGCATATCTATACTTCTAATTTGAAGTATCAGATTATGCTTGACTCTGTGCAGGGTCGTGGTCCTGGCATGGCATTCATTCCTTACTGCTCGCTACCAGAGTTAGAGTCAGCGATGACTATCTGGGAGACGATGGAAATGATTCACAGTCGCTCGTATACATACATTATTAAGAATATCTATTCTGACCCATCAGAAGTATTTGATACTATCCTTGATGACCAGAATATCCTTGATAGGGCGAAGAGTGTAACAGAAGCATATGATGATTTCATTCAAGCAGCACAAGATTACTCATCGGGTAATCAATGGCAGCATCAACTTGAAGGTGTGCCTGCTGCTAAGGAGACTCTCTATGAGTTGAAGCGTAAACTCTATCGTGCTGTGATTAACGTAAACATTTTAGAGGGGATTAGGTTCTATGTTTCGTTCGCATGTTCGTTCGCTTTTGGCGAGCTTAAACTCATGGAGGGATCCGCTAAAATTATCTCTCTCATCGCAAGAGACGAAAGCCAACATCTTGTTCTTACACAGAACATTATCAAAAACTGGCTTAATGGAGATGACCCAGACATTCTCCAGATTTCTAAAGAAGAAGAAGCGTGGACAGTAGAACAATTTAAAAAGACTGTTGACGAAGAGAAAGCATGGGCACAGTATTTGTTCAAGGATGGTAGCATCATTGGATTGAATGATAAACTACTCAACTCTTACGTTGAGTATATCGCCAACCGTCGCATGAGAGCGATTGGTTTGAAGCCTGTGTTTGATACTCCTATGTCAAACAATCCTCTTCCTTGGACACAGCACTGGTTGTCATCCAAGGGTCTACAAGTTGCTCCACAGGAGACTGAAGTTGAATCGTATGTTATTGGAGGAATCAAACAAGATGTTAAGAAAGATACTTTCGCTGGTTTTAAACTGTGAGAAAAAGGGAGATAGAAAAACTGGAGAAACTTCTGCAGGAGGGTCCGAAGAGTCTATCGCAAGCGTGGATCCTCGCCGCCCTAAAGAAGAAATACCCGACCCTTGGTGGCAAAACTCAGAATACTACTGAATAGATAAATACCTCCATCTTGGAGGTTTTTTATTATGCGCCCACAATCTGCTAAAGCAAAAGGTCGCCGTCTGCAACAATGGGTGAGAGATAAACTGGTAGAGTGTTTAAACATTCACCCAGAAGATATTGAATCTCGTAGCATGGGTGCGGGTGGTGAAGATCTTATTATGGCTCGTGCTGCTCGCATGAAGTTTCCCCATAGTATTGAATGTAAGAATGTTGAGAAACTAAATATTTGGGATGCCTATGAGCAAGCATCTGCCAACTGTGGTGACTATGAACCCATTGTCGTTATGAAAAAGAATGGAAAGAAACCATTGGTTGTAGTAGACGCAGAGTATTACATTCAACTATTCGGAGACAAAGATGGCAAAGATTGATTTACACAACTTCTTTAAACACTACGACGAGAATAATCCAAAGCATGTTGCTGCTGTAGAACAACTTGAAGTTGACCTTAAAGATTCTCCACTCATGCAGGATGAAGCAAACTGGGTGAGAATCTATAGAACGCAACAAGAGAAACCAAAATCATCTATCCTTGATGTGCCTTTCTTTCCGCAGACAGATAACTACAGAGATGCTAACCGCACCTGTAACTCTTCTGCCTGTGCTATGGTGTTAGAATATTTTAAACCTGGCACACTCAAAGGAGCAAAAGGCGACGATGCATACGTTCAAAAAGTCTTCGCAATCGGAGACACGACAGACCACATGGTTCAGACTCGTGTGCTTGCGTCTTATGGCATTAAGTCGAGTTTCAGCTATTCCCTTACTTTTGCTGACCTTGACCGTGAACTTGCCGCTGGCAGACCTGTTGTTATTGGTATTCTTCATCGCGGCACTCTATCTGCTCCCACAGGGGGGCACATGGTCGTAGTCATCGGCAAGACCCCTGCAGGCGATTACGTCGTCAACGACCCCTACGGCAGTCTTAACGACGGTTATACGGGTGCTGTGAGCAATGGTAGAGGAGCAGTCTACAAGCGTTCAGAACTCGCTCGTAGATGGTGCCCTGCAGGCAAC